ATATCAGAACCAGTAAACTTATTAAGAAGGGGAGCGTCAAAGCTGATACCATTGTGCATAATAAAGGTATCTATTTTCTTTGACCACTCCCCAAACTCACGGCATTGATCTCCTATCCAATGTCTTGTCTCTCCTGTGTCTGCCCTCCTTGCTACGATACAATGTATCTTGGTTGCGTTAATCGCATCTGTTTCTATATCAACTACTGCTCTCATTTGTCATGTCCATCAGGTATGCATCTTCTACGGGAATGTGAAAGAATTTTTCGCCCTTTCTTATCTTGTAGTTAGAGGCTTCTTTAACTTCACACTCTAACAATGTGTTACCATCTACATGCCATGCTCTTGTGCAGTCATGGTTGAAGACCACGAAAGTAAGTAGGTCATTATAACACTCGCTCTTCCACTTGTCAAGAAGTCTTTGCTTACGATGCGGGATACGCAGTTCTTTCCAACTGTCAGGCCACTCATTTCCTTTCCAAGAATACTTCATCTCTACTTCATAGAGGTGGCGTGGTAGTCCCGGTCCTACTGTTGAAATAATATCAAAGTAGGTTGTTTCATTAGTATTAATATTAGCATGGTCATGTTCCTTTAGCCATAAAACCATAGCTTCTTTAGCTTCTATGTCAGCTTTCTCATATAGACTACGATCAAACTTCTTTCTAACCTCACTCATTATCATTCTCCACGAAGGGGTTATCAATCTGTGTCATGCGTCCTGTACCACTATCATAGTGAAGGTGACAAGCTATACCAGTATCTCCGGTGTACCTGTTCTTCAAGATACGGATAGAGGTGGTGTTCGCTTCGATAGGATCGTCTGCCTGTTGGTTACGCTCCAGTGCAATCACTGCATCAGACAGGTGAGCAATAGAAGCAGAGCCACGTAGATGTGAGAGGGTAACTTCCCTGCCGTTCTCATGCCCGTTATCACCTGATGGCCTACGAAGATGGCTCACCAACATCAGAGCAATACCTGTTTCCTCCACAAGAGAGCGTAGCTTGGTCATCAGGATGTCAATAGACTTGCGCTCATCGCCGTTGTCCTCCTGTCCAGACACAAGGATAGACAGGTGATCTAGGAAGACCCACTTGCAATCAAGAGCCTTTGCCATATACCTGATACGACTTAGAATCTCCTCGTTCTCCATGCTACCGAAGTGATCGAAGGCAAAGAACCTACCGGAATCAATCGTCTTGGCTTGCCAATCATCCAACTGTTCCTGCGTGTACTGGCTACGTATTTCTTTGATATACAGCCTAGCATTGGCTTCCACACTCATAAGGTTGAATGCGGTCTGCTTGGTGTTCTCCTCCATAGCAAGCACACCAATATTATCTTCTGTGTTGTGCATGATATGGTACATAAGCTCACGCATGATGCTGGACTTACCCATACCTGCACCAGAGGTAAACGTGATAAGCTCTCCTGTCCTGATGCCGTAAGTCTTATCGTTCATGCCAGACCACGGGTAGGGACAAGTCTCATTGTGTGTCTCATCGTATAGACTGCGGCCAAGATCAGCAAGGTTAATAATACCTGCTGGTGTATAGGTACGTGCGCTCCACCATGCCTGAGTAAACTTCTCACGTTGCCCTGTCTTGAGATATTCGTTGGCATCCTTCAGTTCAAGGTCCATAACCTTACACTTGTTAGGCTCAAAGAGTTTGGCAACAGCCTGTGCCGCATCCTTACCCTGCCTGTCATTGTCAAAGCAGAGAACGATAGTGTCAAACTTGTTGAGATATTCCAGTGATTGCTGGCAGTTCTTGACGGCTGACTGTGCGCCATTCTTGATAGACACTGAAGGCCACTTCGATCCCATCAATTCAAAGGCGCTCATGGCATCCAGTTCGCCCTCACAAATCGTAACGAACTTGCCCGTCTGACCAAAGATATTCTGACCAAACAAACCACACTTGCCAAGATCACCTTCAGACCAGAACTGCTTGTCGCTGGTGCGTCGGAACTTGGAGGCAAGGTGGTTGCCATCCTTGTCATAGTATTTATACATGTGCTTGTCTATCATAGTACCGTTCTTGCTAACGGATACGCCATACTTCTTACAGGTATCCAAGCTGATCTTTCGATCAGGAATAGCTGAGAAAGTAAAGGCGGATGAGTTTTCATTGTGCATCTTCACGACCTGCTTTGGTTCGGTATTCATTTGTTCTCCATTTCGATAAGCCTTGGATTCATCGCAGCTAAAACATTTAGTTCCCCACTCGTAGTACGCCAGTGCATCTGACGAACCACAGTCGGGGCAGGGTTGATGTGTTTTAAGTTCCATAAACATCTCCATATTAATTGAGCCTTAGTAGTTTCGTAGAAACTCTACTACTAAGACTCAATTAAGTTTACCATTTACCTTTACTATGTTGATAGAGTTCAGAAGATAAATCTTTTCTGCGTGCAACTAACTCCTTCTCTAGTGATATTAAAGTTTCGATTTGATCGACCCGTTCAAGGGAACGCCAAGCTGATTTGAATGAGGTTTGTATCCCACCCCTTTCTTTTGGCTTGTATATTTCAATAAGAACTTCCATTTCATTATCCTTTTTGGATTTCATAAACTCCTTTTGTAGACTGTCCGGTAAGATGCTTAGTGAGGTTGGCTCTGCTTCGTAGTTCTTCTTCCGCTTCTTTCTTTGTGCGAAAATTCTTAACAACCACATTTCCAAACTCCTTTTTTAATACTAACTTCCACATAATGCTTTCCATGATTCGGGGAATAACTCCTTCATATGTGTACCTATTTCTTTAACTACACTACTTGTTTCAAGTTGTGCATCTCTGGTAGTGCGTAAATTATATACCCGTGCAAACGCCATAAGTGTACCAGACCAATACCATTCTGTCAATAGACTTTGTGGTAGGATTGCCCTTGCTTGTTCAGCACACACTCCCATATCCAGCATAGCTTTGTATGCATCCGCACAGTGACGCTCCGCATCAGAGAACATATGATTAATTACATTTTGTGATGCTGCCTTCTTTCTTAGAGAGCCTTGCTTCACATCATCGGAACTCTGACGCCAGTAATCAGGCGACCAGAACTCTGGATCAGTCTTGACATACCTACGGCTGACCTCATTCCAGACCAGACCAATCTGATGTTTGATAAGCTGTCGTGCCACAAACACAGGTGCTTTGATCCTGAACTGTGCAGAGGCATGACCAAAAGGTGTCCAATGATTATGCTTTGCCAGATAGTTTATAAGGCCAGTGTCACTACTGGATAGCTTCTTACTCTCCTTGTTGAAACTTACTCTTGCTGCGTTAACAACAGATAGATCACTACCCATATGATCAATCAGTTCAACTGTCATCAAAGGCTTCCTCCCATATAGTTTCAACGAAACTTTCTTTGTCAGTCATTATGTCATCAGCCTCTAGTCGGGCCAGACGCTTGGCTTCTTTGTCGTTGTAGCCTTCAGACTTGTATTGTCCCACCAGTGAACGGAACAACTCCTTCCGCTCTTTCTGCCAAAGGTTCTTACTCATTGGTCTGCATCCTCTAAATCTTGGAAGAACTGATCTCTATCTTCTTGATCGGTAACATTATATCCTGCATCTTTCATAAGCCGCCAAACATCTTCGGAATATCCCAGAGATTTTCTTAAAATATCTTCTCTTTGTAATTTGTGCCAATCAAAGTCGTAAACTTTTGTCATCTTGTTCTACCCATTGGGTGTTGGAGTTACTTTGTTTTTCTTTTGCAAGTTCTGCTCTTAGACTATCTATAATTTTTTCAAGCTCTTCTACTCTACCTTTAAGTTTATTTATATGACTTCTCAGTAAACTTATTTCGTTTGATATTACCATATTATACTCCCCTTATTGTCGTGTGTCAATATAAAAGATATGGTTTCCTACCTGACCTAGCGTTAAAAAACTGTCGTCAGTTGCCCAGTAGGGGATAACATAGGCCGCATGATAGTGCGTAGCACCGTCAGTCTGTGCCAGAAGTACACCTTGAAGGGCAAGCTCCGAAGCACTAACGGATTGTTGGTATGCATCTACGTTGGCTATAGTTTCTGGTTTACCGTCACACCAGTAGGAAAACTGGCACTTGTTTCTTATTGGTTTTCCTTTCCACTTCCTGCTCTGATGTACCACAGAACAGATGTTATTAGGATACCTGTCAGAAGAAACACGTTCAAGAATAACATTTGCCACAGCAAGCTGTGCTACGAATGATTCGGAACGTGCTTCAAAGTACACCGCTTCAGCCAGACAAGATAGGTCGTCTGCCTTAACAACATTTACTTTGAATAGTGATATAGATAATCCTAGTAAGAACAATAAAATATATTTCATTGTAGTCTCTCTATTCTTATATTAAAGGGAAATCCACCAGATAATTCTTTTATACCATGACACATAAGATATGCCGCAGCTTCTTCATAAGACTTAAAAGTATACACGCTTTCTTCATCCTCATCAATCATTAAATCAATGTCGTCTACACTTTCTATAACATCTTCCTGTGCTTGTGTAATAATGTAAGACATTATAGTGCGCCTAATAATAGTAAGTCTAGTAAAGCTATAAGTATATCCATAGTTACCTTCCTTGTCCTCTATATTTTTTCCAGTTAAGTCTCTTATGTTTGTTGTTGGGACGGGATAAATTTCCCGCCCCTATTGATGTACGTTTCTTGATCCGATGTTGTGTCGGGTCGTACTTATTGTCAGACTTCTTTACCATCAGGCCATCCACCATTCCCAAGAAAACATTTCAGGTGCTTTCTTTTTGGGTGCTTTCTTAGCAGTAGCTACACCTGCTTTGATAGCCTTACGCTTTTTGGTGTGTGATTCTATCATCTGATCAACAAGAACCAGCACACCCTTCACATTCTCTTTGTTCCATTTTTCTTCTTCTAAAATATATTTTATTTGTTTTAGTTTGTATAAGCTAGTCATACTACTACCTCCAATTGTTTCCAGTGTGGTGAGTCCATCATCTTCCGCACCTTATCTTCACGCAGGACTCTGGTGTTCTCCTTTGGTACGTGCGTAGACCATGCCGTAGCAGCCTGATACGCAGTCCAGAGAGTGCCTTCTGTCTGTTGACTATACCCTTCGTAGTTACCCCGTCCAATCAGGTGACGGTTCTCTTCGTCAAAGGTTTTCATCAGGTTGGACAGCATCACCTTGTTAGGTTTATGCATTTTGGTTACGTTGTCTATACGCTTTGCCAGTGTGTTGCTGAACAGACTGATAGCCTGATCTCTATGGACAGGAGTATTATACCAACGGTGCATCTTATTTATTCCATCGTTAGCAATATAGTCTGATGCTGCCCTGATCTTGCTTGCAAAGCTAGGCACAGAGAAGTTCTTGGAGTGACGACCATAGACGTANGCCAGCTTGTTACCATCAACCAGAGTATTATAACATGCGGCACGAAAGTATCCCATCATGCCATTGTTAGCCCATGTCCTGTTGTGGCTGGTACGGAACTTGAACTGTGGTGTAACCAAGTCATTCCTTCCATCAATAGTAGTGGCTTCGGAGTTGAACTTGGCAGTAAGTTCTAGCTGTTCGCCATGACCAATCACATTAGTTTGAAACTCAGCACCATCAAGATCAATGCCTGACATAGCAATAGACTCTTCAAGGTTCTCTACTATGTCAAGATACTGCACAGGCTCATAGCTTTCGGACACAATAGCTATTGGTTCTTTGCTATCAGTGCGGCGAAGACCAACACCCAGTGATGGGTCAATCTTTCCNCCANNAATGCCTNCANNGNTAAGNTTNAANGCACCAAGNTCAAACTTCTCCACANNAAAGTTAAGTACATCATGGTTAAACATATTCATTATCCTTTATTTTGAGGTTGTATCGTATTGAATGTAAATGTTGTATACACTGTGACACTTTGTCACTGTCTTCCATAGTTACTGTGCCATTTAACTGAAGCTGGCTTAATACTTCAAGAGTTTCTTCTATTGCCTCAAGTGTTGTCACTGCTCCACTCCCCATATCCTTGGGTAAAGGCAGACATTTCATGTTGAATCCACCCGTTGAGTTCTTCAACGTCAATATCTTCAACGTCAGTATCAAGGGCCACAAGTTCCATGTACTCCTCCACCATTGGACGGCACCATGCATCGTCTCCATGACGAAGGAACCGTTGTACATCTTCTACAGTTTGAAACTCAGGTAAAAACATCTCACTCTCCTTTAAGTTGAATATCTTTTAATGTGTACTCTGATAGTATACCATTAAACGTATTAGAAATCAAGCACAATCCGTTCAGTACAGATGGTGCGTTGGTCATGGTAAAAACCATAGCTGCCATTAGAGATTCTTCAGCTATTTGTAGATCTTCTTTGTCCTCCTGTTGTAGTAATGATAACTCACCATATACCTGATCGAAAACTTTCATATTCATTATTCCTCATCCTCTGTATTGTGGTGTGTAAACCTCCTGTCTCTGGGAATTACAGGCTTTGCTTCCCTGTAATGATCTATAAGAATACTTTCCTGAAATATTTTTCTTAGTTGTTCCATAGTGTCATCCATTATTACCTCATTCTTTTGGAATAATAAGTTTATATATTATATAAGGCTCACTACATGGCATGTTAGTTTCAGGGTCCATGCATTGCAGTGTAATAGACTCAGAGTTAGGGTCGGGTTGTCTTGGTTCTACCTCTGTCCACACCGCACCTCTCTCATAGTCCTCTGAAACTTTGTCAAAAAACTTTTCATTAGATGTGTGTATTAGCACGGGAAAAATTAGTAGTAATGCTGCTATCATTTTTTATATTCCTACCTTTAGGTGTAACACCATATATTCTTTTACGAAAGGATTAATTACATACATATCATGCTCATATTCTTTGGCAGCTTTCATAGTTTTGTGATAGGTAATCTGTCCATCGGAGTGTTTAGACTTCCACTTCCTACCTTCCTTAGTAATAATTCTGATACGATCACTCATCAGTTATCTCCGGTTTGATATCCTTCTTTTTATTTGGAAGGATGCGGTTACGAAATAAGTGCTGTTGTAACATCTTGGCTTGCGGATTTCTCCTCACTCCATGTCCACGCTTGGACTTCCCCACAGAACCTTTAGATTTTCCTTGTTCTGTTCTTCCCATTCAGCTGCTCCTTTAACGTATGCCTCATAGTTTGCATCACGCTTCTCTCTATTATACCACCACTGAGGTAAAACATCGTAGGATAGCTGTTGTAGCTCATCCCATTCTAGTCTAGACATTACCATTTTTTATCTCCTTTTTTAGCCATTCTAATTGTACCATAGCTATATCATATGCTTGGCTTGGTGTCAACTTAGTTAGTGAATACATAGTATATTTAAGGCCAGACTCTTTGCCTGTTGTCTTGACCTTGATGCGGTGGGAGTGATCCCATGTTATCTTCCAACTATCACCACCAAGATCTACTTCTACGAAGTTAAGNATTGCCATCTTCTACCTCCAGATTGGGTACGAAATCTTTGTCTGTAAACAATTGTAATTCAAAGTGTTTATTATCTCTATCTGTAACTGTTACAGTTATGGTTGCGAAAGTATCAAAGCTGCTATCCTGCTTTACTTTGATATTATTTACGTTGTGTATTCTAAGTCCGTTCATTAGTTCATCTCCAGCCATTCTGATTCAGTTCTACGTGCAGCTTCTGCGTAGGTTTCATTGCAGCCTTTCGGCCACCCATCCAACTCCAGATACTCCACCCACAAGTCAAAGATATTTTCTTTGAGCATTTCGTTTTCATGGTTACTCATTTTAATCTCCAATAAATTAGGTGAGGGTGAAGGGAATCG